AGGCAAGCAGCGAAGAAAGCGGGCATACCGGAGAGGACCGGACGCGTCATAGCCGATGAGCTTGAAGCGTCAGAGGACTTTGCCGAAGCCCGCCGGAGACTACATGTTCACGCTTTGGCCAGAGCTGAGGCCGCGGTGATGAGGTCGATTGACATCCTGTCCGACCGCATCGAGAATGCGACAGAGCTGCTAGGTGGTACCGACGGTGAGGTCAAGGTGCTCGACAAGGCTGCCGACTACGGGCGGTCCATCGCGAGTCTGAATGACTCATTGCTCAAGCGCCGCAAGCTAGAGGATGACATCGCGGCTCGGCAAGGCCCAGCCATCACTGGCCCCCTCGAGATCGTGATTAGGCGGGCGGGCAAGACCGAACCCAGTGGCGACGGTTGACATCCAGCTGACGGGTCCGCAGGAGTGGGCTCACGACGCCTTTCATTCTCGACCCGACCAGCCGACAACGGTCTGCATGCCGTGGTCGAGAGGTAACGGCAAGAGCTGGTTTGAGCGGTTCGAGGGTATCCACCTATCGGTTGCCGAGAACTTCGGGATCCTCCGAAAGGATGCACTCGACCCGTTCCGTGGCATCCGCATCATCGGTCTCTGCCCTACTCTGAAGCAGTTCCGTGACATTCACGGGGCCGCGCTAGAGTCGGAACTGACCGGTCACTGGAAGCAGCTTGGCGGCAAACTCAACCGATCCACTCTGCGAATCGAGTGGCCCGACGGTTCGTGGTTTCAGCCGATGCCGGCTCAGACCGCATCGAGCAAAGCGGCTCGTGGCCAGCGGTGCGACATCATCCTGATGGATGAGTGCGACGATATCCCGAAGGAGGTCGTGGCCTCGGTCGTCCGCCCCTGGTTCACCGAGCCCTGGTCACTCCGAAAGATTCTGGCAGGCGGCACCCCTCGAATGGGGCGCAACGGCCTACTGTGGCAGTACCACTCCCGAGGTATCAGCGAGCATCCCAAGGACGCGCGCTACCTCTCGAAGATTGCCACATGGCGAGACGCTCCCGAGCTCATCGCCCAGAGCGAAGTCGACGATGCCCGTGAAGACACCGACCCGGCCATCTTCGCCAGAGAGTGGGAGTGTGATTTCGACTCCGGCGGAGGGCTTGTGTTCCCGACGTTCGACGAAAGCTTCCACATTCAGGAGCCCCCGAGCGGTGCGCGGTTCAACCGCTACGTTCTCGGCATTGACCACGGCTGGGAGCATCCCGGCGCGTTCATCCTGATTGGCGTGACTGGATACGGCAACGACAAGGTGTGCTGGGTTCTCGAAGAGGAGGTTGCTTCCCACCGTGAAAACGAGAAGTGGGATGAGATCGCCTCCGAGAAGTACAACGGGATGATCGCTTTTGCGGACCCATCGCGCCCTGACAGAATCGCTAGCCTACGCCGCGCCGGCCTTCATGTTCAGCCCGCGGACAACTCACACGAAGCCGGCATCCAGGCAATCGCTAACCTGATGTTCATTCGAGGGGAGGACACGGCAGAAGACGGAACCGGAGACGTCAAGCGGTGGTCTCGCTTCTACATCCACCCGAAGTGCCAGAAGACGATCGCGGAGCTGAAGAACTACCGGCGCAAGCCGGACCCGCTACAGCCTGGCAAGTTTTTGGACGACGTAGTGAAGACGGGCGATGACTGCTGCGATGCGCTTCGATACGCCATCATCAGCGAATTCGGTCGCCCTGCAAACCGCAAACACGAGGTCAGAGGTTCATGACGCTGCCAACGCTGAAGGGAGTAGAGCGAGCTCAAAAGCTAGTCCTGGCCTACACCCCTCCCAGGGCGCAGCTACTGGCCCGGCGCGAGTCGTTCGTTGACGGCACGCAGTACGACGGCCTCCCTCCCTGGTTCTCCGATACCGAAGTACCAGTGTGGGACCGCAAACCGTGCGTGAAGTACCGCGCGGTACGCTCTGCCATCGCGAGTAACGTCGACCTTCTGCTCGGCGAGAACCGCTACCCTCAGGTCAAGGCGGGCGGGAATGAGAACGAGAAGGACGAGAAACAGGAAGATGGTCTGAGTTCTGAGGACTCCAAGACCATCGAGCGCTTCCTGCTGAGCGTCAAGGATGAGGCTTTCCTTGAGCCCGCATTCCGCAAGCTCTACACCAAAGAGCAACGCTGTGGCTCGTGCTGCGCAATCGTCGGCTCCCGCAACGGACAGCTGTTCGTCGACTCGCTGGACCCGAAGTGGACCACGGTCACGCGCGACCAGATGCTCAACATTCTGTCGGTCGAGATTTCGTACCCGTACATCGACCACGTGCGGCAGTCAGATGGCTGGCATGCGGTCGCGAAGCTTTACCGCCGCGTGATTGATGCAGCTCGCGATGTCACGTATCTCCCGGGTATCTGCCAGGAAGATGGCGAGGCGCCGAAGTGGACCGAAAACCCGGCGATGTCCGTGGATCACGGTCTCGGGTTCGTCCCGGTCATCTGGCACAAGCGCGATTCGGACGACTCCGACTGCGACCAGTCCGAAGACGGCAAGGCGATTCACGACCAGCTTGACGACGAGCTGGTGGCCGTGGACATTGGCCTGTCGATGCGCCACGAGGCAGCCCTCTACTGCCGCCCTGAGCGTGTCGAGATTGGTGTCGAGCCAGGGTACAACCCGACGGGAGTCGCCGCTCGCATCGAGGCCTTTGCTTCGGTTGACGGTCGCGAGTCCGCCCGGACTGCTAAGAACTTCTACACCTCCGGCAAGGGCGGCGAGGGTGGACGTCGCAGAGGCCCAGGCTGGGTCAACCAGTTCGAGAACCCCGATACCAAGGTGAAGAACCTTGAGACATCGGGAAGCGCTCTCAAGGCGCTCGACGATAACATCCGCGACCTGCGGACCAAGATTTGCGAAACCCTCGCATGGGTTCCCCTGGACCCTGATTCGGTCAAGTTCGCGGCGACCGTGAGTGGTAAAGCCCTTGAGGTGCTTCGCGAGAGGCAGCTCAACCGCGTAGCCACCGACCGCGAGACGTTCGGCAAGAGCGTGATCGTGGCGACCTACCAGCTGCTGTTGCGGGTCGTGTCCGTCATGCGTGACGCGATGCGAACTCCTGGCGTTGCCAAGGCTCTGCCCATCATCGCCAAGATGAAGGACAAGGCAGCGGTATGGCAGGCGCCGCGGCTCGCTCTCCGCTGGCCGCCCTTCTTCCGTGCCACGGCAGAGGACGAGGGGAAGCTCGTCGACACCACCTCGAAAGCCAAGGACGCTGGGCTAATCACCAAGCGGACCGCGGTTGAGAAGCTGCAAAGCATCTACGGGATTGAGAGCGTCGACCTCTATCTTGAGGCCCTCGAGAAGGAAGCCGCCAAGGCTCGCGAGCTTGCTCAAGAGGAGATGCGAGTCAACACGGCCCGCGTCCACGCCTCGCTGATTGACGGAGCCGCCGATGACGATCTCGAAAGCGGAAGCGGAAGCAGACCGTCGGGCGCACCTGAAGGCGGAAGCCGCAAGCCTGGGAGTCTTCCTGGCGTTGTCGGCAAGTCTCCCCAAAGTGGTAAGCCTCCACGAGGCGCGCCGCGTAGCTAATCGGCTCAACCAAGAGGTCGCCAACTCGGTCTACAGTTCGCGGCAACTGTCGCGACGAATCGGACTGAGCAGGCTCTCTTCTCAGTTCGGAACAAACCTCAGCGGTAGCCAGCTCGCTGGCAAGATGGTCGACGCTCGTCGCGCCACCATGCTGGGGGACAAATTCTCCCACTTCTGGCTCTCGCGACTCACGCCAGCAAACGACGGGACTCTGCTGGTCGGCAAGACCGAGCACCGTCTAGTTCAGATCGCTGTCACTGAACCAACAACCGCCTTCGACGCCGAGCGCGCAACAGCCGCACGGAACGAGCTAGCGACGCGGCACAGGTTGGCCGAAGTCTGGGACGCGACGCTCGACAAGCGCACGTGTCCAGTGTGCTCAGCGCTCGACGGCACGATTGCGGGTCCCGACGGATTCCCGGGCGGGGCAAGGCCAGGGTTGCACGTGCACTGCAGGTGCCAGACCCACTATGAGCCGACCACCTCAACCTTCAACCTGCTGCCGTACATCGCAGCGGGCGCCACCTATGGCTGGATGTGATCATGGTCAACAATCTCCAGAAGCGCTGCCTTTGCTGCGGCGCCATCAGTCCTGAGTCAGTCGCTACCTGCCCCAAGTGCGGGGAGGGCTCGTGGGCGGCTGTCATTTTGCCAACTCCTGAACCTGTCGCCGTCAAGACTCCTGCTCCCGTCTACGTGTCGAGCAAGGGCCGACGATGATCTGCTCTGGATGCGGCTCTGAATCGTTCGGCGCCGTGTTCACCAATGGGGCCGTGCGCAATCGGTGCAACGGATGCGGGAACCTGTTCGCTCCCGAGGTGACTGAGCAGCCCGGGCCAACCGAAGAGCAGGAACCGCGCCCTATCCCGGCTCCTGTGCTGCGCGCAGTGACTGCCCCTCAGCAGGCCGCCCCACTCAGCACAACCTCGCTGCTCAAGAGCGCTCGCGCTCGGGCGCGAGAACTGACTCGCGAAATCAACCGACTGAAGGCGCTCACCAAAGAGCGCGACGAACTACGGCGGCTCATTGCCGCAGCCAAACAACCAAGCCCCAAGCGTACCGCCACGGTTCGCCAGCTTCGGGCAACTGGAGAATAGACAATGACCGCACGGACTGGAACCATCACGAGTATCACCTTCCCGGAGCGCAACTACTCCGGCGTCGGCGCTGTGCAGAAGGCCATCGTTGGCTTCTCGCTGGCTACCACCTACACTGGCGGAAGCGACGAGGTAACCATCGCCGGGGTTGGCGCTGCAATCAAGTCGTGGAGCGGCAACGGCAAGACCTGCACCCTCCTATCCGCCTCCTTCTGGGATGCCGGCAAGGATGCAACCGGTACCGCGCTTTACCCGAGCGACGGGACCGTCGTTGGAGCTCTGACCATCTCGACCGATGCGGTGGTCACAAACATCAAAGCCGCCGACCTCAGCACCGAAGCTTCGTGCGATTCGGGCGGGACCACCGTCCCCTGCAAGTTCCTCGTTTGCTACACGGAGGCCTAACCGATGACGTCACCAGCATCGCTTGCTGTTGGCCGCATCGCCGCGGCTCTCCCTGGGAAGTCGGCTGATTCGCCGCTCGGTGAGGCCTCTCTGAGGTTAGACCCGTACGGCGCGCTGATGATCGGGGCAACCGGCCTCGATGGGCTCGCCGCTGAGGGTTCACTGTTCGTTGCGCGTAACCCCACGGTCGGAACCGGGATGACCTGGGTGGCTGCGCAGACCACATATGGCGCAACGGCCCCCAACTTCCATATCCGCAACACCGATATAGCCGGCGGAAAGTCTGTGCATCTGCACGGACTCAAGATGATCGTAAAGGCCGTCGGTACCGGCACCACCGCGATCTACTACGCCGCGGTTCTCGACACCACGCTGCGCGCAATCGGCACCGATAACACCGACGCCATCACTCCCAAGAACGTCAACGGGAACGCGTCGAACAGCCTAGACGTGCTCATCAATGCGCAGAATAGCGCAACGGTTAGCGTGTTGTCGGCTGCCACTGCGGGCGCTCGGGTTCTTGCTCAGGGCTCCCTAGGTGGGATTGCTGTGGTGGGTGAAGAGCTCGACATCGCATTCGGTGGACAACCAGGTGGAGGCCTCGGGATGACCGCGGTGTCCGGCGCTGGATGCCCTGGACGGCGCGTGTCGAACGCTCCGCCCGTCGTGGTTGGTCCGCAACAGTCGCTGACGATCATGGTGTGGGCCGTTGACTCGTCTGCTGCCATCGACCCAGAGTTCGAGCTGCTTTTTAGCGTCAAGTAAATCATCGGAGCAGGGCCGCTCCTCAATTCAGCGTCGCCGGCTGCAAACGGGCGAAGAGGAAGAATGACAACTGATACCGCGGGCATCGTGCCTGATACTACCGCTGCGCCTATCGTCCCGCCTGCCACTCCCGAGCCGAAACCTCGGGTTCCCGCTGACCAGCTACCGCCCGAAGCCTTGTCTGCTCGCCTTGAGCAGGCCAAGGAAAGCGCCCGTAAGACGCTCCTGGCTGAGCTGGGTATCACAGACCCGACCGAAGCCAAGACAGCGATTGCCGAGGCGGCAGCGCGCAAGGAAGCCGCCAAGACCGCAGACCAGCGTGTCGCCGAGTTGAGTCTGCAGGTGGCCAACCAAACAGCAGCCCTGAAGGTCGCTGTGGACCACGCCGCCAAGAGCATCACCCCGGCTCAGCGCGAGGCCCTAGACGGCATCGCCGGCACTGACCAGGCGCTTTGGCTGCGCACCTACAGCGCCCTAGCGCCCACGTGGGGCGCGCCTCCGATGGCAACGCCAGAGCCCGTTGTGGCTCCCGTTGCCGCACCGCTACCCGCTCCCGCTACCACCGCGCCGATTGGCGCACCTCCCGCCCCGTCGTCGACATCACCGGTTAACCACCGAGCGACGTACGAGGCCCTGAAACAAACCAATCCCTTCGCAGCCGCCGGCTACCTCAACAGGCACCCGGAAGCAGCCAAGGCCACGTAACTCACTGCCCCTCTGCGGGCAACTGAACAAGGAACAAACCCATGGTTGACCGTGCATCTCTGCCCGCGGAGTTCTTCGACCTCACTTCCGCTCATCTCCTCATCAAGCCTGTCCCTCAGTTCTTCTACAATCAGCTCCTGATGGGTGCTCTTGCGGCAGAGCTGCCTGTGCCTGGTGCTCTTGGCCACCCCTCCACTGAGATTAGTGGCGTGGGCGCGGGGTACAACAACGATGGTGGCACCCTCAAGATTGAGGACCGCCAGATTCCGCAGTCCGTGTTCGCAGCGTCGCTGAACATGAAGGGCCTGCCTGGCCACACGGTGCGCTTCAATCGCCCTGTGTTCGCCGCGACGACCTACACCACGGCGAGTCGGCGCATCTCGACGAATCAGACCATCTCGACCGTGCCAATCAACGTTGGCAGTGAGCAGAACACCATCACGCTGGAGCGCTTCGCTGGCCCGTATGACCAGGCGAACTCTCGAGTCGCTCCCTTCGCGCTTGACAAGCTGGACGCCTCCGTTGGTGTCCACAAGATGGCCGAGATCGTCGGGACGCACATGAAGTTTGACTACCACTGTTTCAATGACTCAGCGGTAGGCGCGCTCATTGACTTGGGAACTAACCTCTACCCCAAGAGCGGGTATTCCTCGATCGACAACTTCACGGCCGGGAGCGACCCTCTCACCTACGCGGCGCTCGCCTACACCTGGCGGGTAATGGACGACGCCAAGCTTCCGACTCTTCCCGACGGCAAGCGACTCATGGTTGTTCCACCGATTGGTGTTGAGTGCTTGACGCTGGATCCCATGTTCCAGCGGATGAAGGCCTACCACGAGGATCTGGCGGCCGCGTACCCGTCAACCTACGTCAACACGGTGGGCAAGTTTCACGTGTTCCAGTCCAACACGTTGAGCTCAGGATCTTCGTCCGGCGCTGGAACCCCGACCGTCTTCCGCGCGCAAGCCATCGCTCCCGGAGCTCTTGGCGTCGGCATGGGTGAGGCCCCTCGCGTCGCATTCAGCAACGACAACAACTACGGCGAGACGGAAAAGGTGATCTGGGTTTCCTACATGGCGTTCGCCTCGCTGGACAACTCGTTCATCTACAACGTCCGCTTCACCGACATGAGCCGCGCGTAAGCGGAGGGGAATAGCACCATGAGAATTCCACCCGGCTATACCGTCACGAGCGATGCAATCACTGCGAGCTCGGCGTTTTCGACCAGTGCCGCGCCGCAGTACCTGACTGGAAACCCTGTTCCGATGGGTGACGTCCAGTTCGGTACGCTGAGCGCGCTCTGCACCACTCGGGCAGCGACCAGCACGCTGACCATCACCGCCGTTTGGCAGGTGTCGGTCGACGGGACCACGTACTACGATGTGGCCGGCACAGCCAACAACGCTGCCAACGTGGCGGTTGCCACTGGTACCGTTGCGGCCGCCTCGCTGTGCGTACCGGCACCCGATGCCATCTACGCCTATCCATGGGCGCGGCTTCGGTTCGTCACCGGTGTCACCACGGCAAACGGAACCACCGACTACGGCGGAGCCGTGTACCGCTACCTCCGCGCCGGCGCATACGCGAACCTGTAACCCATGCCGCTCCTCAACTCCGAACTCGACCGCATCCGCGCCGAACTTGGGCACAACCTGCTCAACGTAGGCGCGGAGCCCTACATCGGAGTATCCGCTATCTTCTCGCAGATCATCCAGGTGTATCTGCGGGAGGGACTCGATGCGGTGTCGTCAACGTCGGCTGTCACGCCTGGCTATGTGACGCTCACACTTGACGATGTGACTGGCATCGAAACGATGTCACGCGTCGCCATTGACGTTGACGAGCAGTTCGAAATGGTGACGGTGCGAGCGGTCAACACCGGAGCCAAGACCATCTCAGTCATCACGACCAAGGCCCATCCCGGAACCTACCCGGTGACGGTGGATGGCGGGCTTCAAATCGTGAGGGAGTGCCTGGCAGCGCTGGCATCCCTGCAGACCAAGATGGCAGAGGACCGCGGGCACGGCGCGCTCAAGACGGTCGACGAAATCGGGTTCTACGACACGCGCGGGCGCACCCAGTTTCAGAACCTCATGTCCAACGCCGAGCACTGGCGCGACCGCTTGGCGCGGCATCTTGGCTGCGGTCGAATCAAGATCGGTGGAGGCGGACAGGGTTCCGTTCTCTGCTGATGTCGTCACCCGCTGACTACTTCCGCGCGCTGGCCGACGGCATCCGTTCCATCCCTGCCGACTTCGGGTTGAGGGAGCATTCGGCAACCCTGACCTGGCATGACTTCTCGGGCCAGTCGCTGGGCTCCGGCGCCGAGTGCGCGGTCGGGTATCCGATCCTCG